CGATGATATGGTCGATTGCCTTGTTATGGCACTAAACAAACACTTTTCAACCTCAAAAGTATTATATTTTGGATAAAAAGGGTATAAAATTGAAAAATACACACAAATTGCACTAATAAAGATTTTATTATTGTGATTTTTGCAGATACTAACATAATTTAACAAAAATGGCTTACGAATTTTTAGACGACAATATTGCGTTGATGAGAATGTTGGGTGAAACCCAAGATGTTCAGGTAATTAGCAATACTGCTGCCCACACAGGAAAAGATTTTTACTGTCTTTATTGTGTTACAGAAACAGTTATAGCTAGCATTACTTGTAGCTCAGAAGTTACAAACGCAGCAGGGTTACAAACAACACTACCTGCGGGAACAACACTTATGCTTAATATTTCTGCGGTAACGCTTACGAGTGGAGTAGTAATAGGATATTCAAGATAATATGCTTAGTTTAGGACTTAAAATCGGTCTAGGTAGTCCTAGAGTTAGAGGAGCGAGTTTTGCACCTGCTGACTTTGGGAACTTAGACTTACATTATGATTTTAGCAAGCTTACAGGAAGCGATGGAGACGCTATTTCTTCTTTTGCAAATGAAGGGGCGGGTGGAAGCGCATACAATCTATCACAAAGCACAGGTGCTAGTCAGCCTACATTAAGCACCTCAGCTATGTCTGCAAACTCTGCTTCTTTTGACAATTCAAATGATAGGCTAGATAGCGGCTCTGCTTATGTAACAACAGACCAAACATTTACCTTTTTCTGTGTTTTTGAAACAGGTCAGGCAGGGACTGATGCTTTTTTTGCGGGGGATGTAGGTAACAACCTAAACTTTATACAGCTAGCGGGAGCAAACGGTGTAGCTATACAAACAAAATTTGTGGGTAATACCGCAGGTAGTAGTAACAGCTCTATTACAACTAAAATAGACGGAACGCAAAGCACAGGCACAGATGGAGACATAAATTACACTTATAGAGTAAGCACGCCTGAGATACTTATCATAACAAGAGACGCTAGCGAAAATATAAGATTTTTCAACCATACAGGCGGATTAATGGCTACAAGCACTAGCGATGCTACTGATTCAGATACTAACTTTAGGTTTCAACGATTAGGTACAGCAGGTACGGGCGGCTCACCTTTTGACGGTAATATTGGAGAAATAGGTCTTTACAACATAAAATTATCTGACTCTCAAGTTTCAACACTAGCGAGTTACTTAAGTAGCAAATGGAGCGTATCTTAATATGGAAGATGTAACAACCCTTAATGGTCAACACAAAGTTCTAATATCTGAGCATATAAAGTTCTTGCAAGCAAGAATATTTATGATTACAGAAAAAGATAACACTATTGGTAAATTTTTAGACTTTCAAGACATTCTTGATACAATAATCAGGTATTCTAATGATTTTGAAAAATATACTAAAAATGATAGAAGTGAAGACGAATGGATGTATATGATACCAACATTATCGCTATATGCTAGCTTGGGATTTGTTGCAGGAATAAAAAATGACCAAATGGAAACGCTTATTGACTTTGATGAAGAGTCAAGGAATTTAGTTGAGTCAACACTTGATATGATTGGAAGGCTGTCTGATGTTTTACAGGAACACAGGGAGAGAGAAGGCATAAACAATGAAATGGAAAAACTACATAAAGAAATTATTAGAAAATCTAAAAAATCAAATATATGTTAGTTATTACCGTAGGTGAAGAAGAAAAGAATATACCTAGCCAATGGGAAGAAATGACCATTGATTATTATGCAGGAATTTATAGGATTATCAATAAATACAAAAGGACAGAGGAGCAGAAAGAAAACGATAAAGAAAAAAACCTAGAAAAATTCTTCTTTGCACAAGAAACCAAGATGTATAAAGAGCTTTTCTCATATATGACAGGAATGAGCGAAGAGGATGTGAAGAAGGTAAAAATGGAGGATGTAGAAAGTGTTATTGGCTCTTTAGATAATATTATGAAAGATTATGAGCCTAAAGGAATGACTCATTTTACTTTTGAGGGAGATGTTTATTACTTCCCACATGATTTTATTAGAACAGGCACTTTTGGGGACTACATTGAGGCAAATCAGCTAGAAATAGGAGCAAGGCTGATGAAAAACGGTAGGTTTGATGTTTTGCCTGAGCAAATGGCAATAATGTGCAAAATGGTAGATGAAGAGGTTGATTTAGACTTTTTAGATGAAAAAGCGGCTAAATTTAGAAGGCTAACAATGGACATCGTTTGGGAGTTCAGTTTTTTTTTGAACAAACAAACGCTGAAGTCAATAAGCGTTATCCAAACCTTTTCAGAGATGGCGGAACAAAAAGTGTTGCAGTAGCAAAGGCGAGCAAGATAATGAAGCCTTACGGGTGGCTAAATACCCTATATGACATAGCTTTAGACGGAGTTTTTACACGAGGCGGTAAAGACCCCATACAAAGTGTTAAAGACGAGAAACTATACAAGGTGTTTACCTATGTTTCTTGGAAAACAGCTAAAGGAGATTTTGAGCTAGCTGTTAATGAGGAGCAAAAAAAGAATATAAAGACATAACATGGCATCTAATAAATTAAGAGATATAAGAGATAGGATGGAGCAGAAATGGACTAGCGGACAGTTCATTTTTGGTTATGAAGACGATATTAACGAAAATCATAATATTGACTATCCATTACTTCTTGTAATACCTCCCAACTCTACTCTTCCCGCTACGGATAAAGACCCTATAAACGCACACATAAGAGAGGAGTTTGATTTTGAGGTAATATTTGCAAGACCTTACAGAACAAGCACAACAAACACAGGTGCTAACGACACTAATACAAACTTAGATGTCATATACACATTGCTAGAAAGTGAGGCTTATAATTGGCTACAAGCATTTTTAGACAGCTATCCAAATAAGCAAGTAACGCTAGTGCCGACACCTATAACAGTAGAAAGAGAAACAAATCAGCAAAACGACAAGCTTGTTCAGATAAGAATGAACTTTACGGTTGATACATTTAGCCACGCCTTCGCTTCGTTTGACGACCAATTCATTAGAGACCTTAGCCCTCTAGCTTGGCTTAGAAGTGATGTTGGAGTAAAAACAACATATTTTGGAGGCAAAGAAGTTGTTAGCAAGTGGATAGACCAAAGCGGTAATGGTAATGACTTTGCTCAAACCACTTCAGCAAAACAGCCTGAATATGTGTATGAAATGGTTGATGCCTC